AAGGTCGTCTCAGAGGCGAACAGGGAGGAACAGGGAATCTCTCCTACACCAGAGCGTCTAATCGGCTCAGGAACGCCTAGAATCTCCTCTAGGCTTAACGATTTACCGTCTAAAGGCTTGGAAATTATTGACTTCGCCTCTCAGATTGGCATTGATCTTATGCCGTGGCAGAAGTTTGTCTTTGAGCACGCGCTCAAGGTTAAGCCGGACGGACGCTGGCACGCGCCTCTGGTCGTGGTTGTTGCAGCTCGTCAGAATGGAAAATCTACGATTATGGAGATGTCAATTCTGGCTCGCCTTTTCCTGTGGCAAGAATCGCTCCAGCTTGGATCAGCTCACGTTCTGACTACATCGCTGGAGACGTTCCGGCACGTGGTCAGCATCATCGAAAGCAACGAATCACTGGCGAAGCAAGTCAAGAAGATCCGATGGGCTCATGGATCTGAGGAGATTGAATTGATGTCCGGCGCTCGCTACGTGGTAAAGGCCGCTAATGCCGCAGCTCGCGGATTTGCTAAGCCAGAGACAGTTTACATGGACGAGACGCGTCAGCTCAAAGACACCGAAGCCTGGTCAGCTATGAGATATACGATGATGGCCGCTAAAAATCCGCAGCTCTGGACGTTTTCTAATGCCGGAGATCAACACTCGCTGATTCTGAATCAGCTACGCGAGCGCGGTATGGCATCGGCTGCTGGTGGAAACGATGACATCGCATATTTCGAATGGTCGGCATTCTCGGACAAGATTGAAGATGAGAAAAATTGGGTCGCAAGCAATCCGGCACTTGGTCACACAATCCACGAAGATAATATCCGCGCCGTTCTCAATGATCCGCCAGATGTCGTCCAGACGGAGGTGCTCTGCCGATGGGTCAATACAATCTCCGGCGCGATTCCTGTGAAGGAATGGGAAGAGTGTGGATCTGATGAGATAGAGCTAGATGTCGAGAAGATGACGTGGTTCGGCCTTGACCTATCGCCAGATCGTAGAGATGGGGCGTTAGTAGCTGCTCAAAAGAATCCGGACGACACTTTCAACCTCAAGCTTCTGCACACCTGGCACAATCCAATCTCGCTAGACGATAAAGCTATCGCAAACGACATCGCGCCCTATGCACGCAAGTATCCGCTTGAATATGTGGCTTTTAGCAAGAGAACAAGCTCTGCCGTAGCTGCGCGACTTGCGCCAGCCGGAATTCCTGTAATTGACATCGATGGCGCACTTTACGGCCAGAGCTGCGATGAATTGCTAGGAGCGATTACCTCAAAGAGATTGATCCACGGAAAACAGGCAGAATTATCCAAGCAGATACTATCGGCTGTTCGATTACCAATGGGCGATGGCGGCTGGATTATAGGAAGAAGAGCGTCAAGTGTCGCGGTCTGCGCAGCCGTGGCCAGTGCGCTTGCCACACACTTTGCGACACGCCCAGAGATGGAGATGGACATCATGGTCGGTTAGATGTATAGCGAGCCTTTAGACTTATCCACATGGGTCTATTCTCGCGCACAGTAACGACCGCAGCTCCGGCTGCCACTTCTGACATTGAAGCATCTTTAGCTCCAGTAAATGTCACTAGCTCTCTCTACAATATCTACGGCGTCGCTGGCATTACTGCATCGCGCGTCGAGTTTATGTCAGTGCCAACGTGCGCAAGAGCCCGAAACATTATTTCGTCAAGCGTTGCATCAATTCCACTTAAGGTTCGCACTCGCGCCGATGGCGCTCGCGTTGAATCTCCTCCAAAGGTAATTAACCAACCAGATCCACGCGTTCCAGGCTTTGCAACCTATGCCTGGCTTGCGGAAGATTTATTGCTATACGGATACGGCTACATGCGTATCTTGGAAATCTATGCAGACACATATCGCATTCGCAGTGCAGAACGCATTGATCCAACTCGCGTCACAATTAAAACTAATGCGCAAGGAACAGAAATCGATTATTACTGCGTAGATTCGATTCCCGTACCTTACGAGGGCGTGGGCGCTTTATCCGTTTTCTACGGAGTCGATGAGGGCATTCTCAACAGAGCTGGTCGAACAATAAAGGCCGGAGCGGAGCTCGAGCGTGCAGCGACAATGTACGCACGCGAGCCAGTTCCAACGATGGTCTTAAAATCTAACGGCACTGCACTTCCAGCAGATCGCATCGCAAAGCTTCTTGAATCTTGGGGGCAGTCACGTCGCAATCGCTCAACTGCATTCTTGAATGCTGATGTGGAATTGCAGACTTTAGGATTTGACCCAGAGAAATTGCAGCTCAATCAAGCCCGTTCGTACGTTTCAACCGAGCTCGCCAGAGTCACGGGCATTCCGGCTTACTACGTTGATGCAGAATCCGGATCTAGTATGACGTACACAAACGCCACACTTGCGCGTCAATCTTTGCTGGACTTTTCTTTGCGTCCAATTATGACTGCCATTGAAGAGCGTCTCTCAATGACTGGAATGGCTAATGATTTCGTGCCGGCATCACAGGAAGTCAAGTTCGATCTAGATGATTACTTGCGCGGATCAGCCAAAGAGCGCGCAGATGTGTACAAGATTCTCTACGACATCGGAGCTTTAACGTCCGATGAAATCCGACTAGAAGAGGAAATGATCCGATGAAAGAAATGAAGCCAACTCCGATGAATCTTGACTTTTCAATGAAGGTCACGGCGACAGATTTTCCAAGACGCGAAATCTCTGGTCGCATCGTCACATGGAATGAAGAAGGCTCTACATCAGCCGGATCAACTATGTTTAAGCCTGGCTCAATTACTTTTAGCGATACTACGAAATTATTACTTGAGCATCGTCGTGAATCTCCAATCGGATTCTTAAAAGACTACGAAGAAGATGAAGAAGGCATTTATGCAACTTTTTCTGTTGCCAAGACAACTTCCGGATCTGATGCTTTGGAAGAGGCATTTTCTGGATTACGCGACGGTTTCAGTGTCGGCGTTCTGGCTGAAAAATATAAGAACGTCGATGGCGTTCTAGTTATTAGCGCAAGTGCGCTTAAAGAAGTTTCACTTGTCACAGATCCAGCCATAAGAAGCGCAAAGGTTGCGGTCGCAGCTAGTGAGCAAGAAGATTCTGAATCCGTCGTGGAAACAGAAGAACAAACTACCAAAGGAGAAAACGAAGTGGAAACAACTCCAACCGTTACAGAAGCACCAGCCGAAACGGTTGAGGCTTCCAAAGTCGTACAGGCCGAGGCAGCTCGTCCGCTCTATTTCACATCACCACGATCACCAATTACAACTGGTGGCGCATACCTTGAGCACACAATCAAGGCAGGACTTGGAAATGAAGATTCTCGTCAATATGTAAAAGCTGCTGACGATTCATTCACAACAAATCCAGCGTTCTCACCAGTTTCATACGTTCGCGACGTTGCACAAAACACAAACGCAGATCGTCCAGTAATTGACGCATGCGGTGGAACACGTCCATTGAGCACATATGGAATGACAGTGTCTATTCCTAAAATCACTGCTAACTCAACTGCTGCAACAGTGGCAGAAGGCGGAGATCCAACAGGAACGACCGCGATCACCTCATCTTATGTAAATGCAACTGTAATTAAAAAAATGGGCTTCCAGCGCTACAGCGTGGAGCTACTTGACAGGTCAGATCCATCATTTTATGAAATTATGCTTGCAAATCTTCGCGATGCGTATGCTCAGGCAACTGATGCTTATGTAATTGCTCAGATTACTGCTGGCGGAACTCAAGCCACTGCAACTGCTGCCGATTCAGCCGGATTGATTTCATTCGTATCAACAGAAGCACCAGCTGCTTATACTGCAACAAAGCGCACTGCTAAGTCATTCGTTTCAGGTACTTCCATCTGGGCGACGCTTCTCGGCGCAACTGATACAACAGGACGTCCAATCTACAACGCTGGAAATCCTATGAACAACGCAGGATCTGCGGTTCCAACATCAATTCGCGGAAACGTTCTTGGTCTTGATTACTATGTAGATCCAAACATGGTAGCAACATCAATCGATGAATCAGCATTCATTATCGAGCCACGTTCAATCGAAATCTTCGAATCTCCTGCTCTAACGCTGGCCACTAATGTGCCAACAACTGGAGAAATTGAGATCATGCTCTACGGTTACATCGCAGCTCAAGCCGTCTTTGCAGGCGGACTTCGTCGCTTCAACCTAACCTAATCAATCATGGGCTAGGTGCGCTCCCGTATCTAGCCCAGCAGCTCACGAAAGGGAACAGAGATGCCAGCAATCATTACCGTCGCCAGTCTTAGACAGGTTCTTGGCGTCTCTGTTTCTCTTTATTCAAACGATTATCTTGAAAGCATTATTGATTCAGCCGAGCAGGTAATTCTGCCGCTATTGACTGCCAATCAAAACTCAGTCGCCGCCGTTTATCTTCAAAACAATGTCGCCTATTACATAACACAAAAGCCAAACACATTCGTCGCTGGCCAAAGTGTTGTCATTACAGGTTGCGTTCCAGCTACATTCAACGGAACACTGACAGTCACTTCGAATTACTATGATCCATTTCCTTACTTACCTTTCGCATATCCGGCTCCATATTTCTACTTCACGGCAGCTATAACAAATAGTGATATTACATTCCGACCAGTCATTCCTGGCGGCGTAGTTTATCTATCTGGGGCAGACGCGGCCACGCTTTACGCAAATACCGACGCAGTCGAACAGGCGGTCACCATCGTCAGCGTTGAGATATTCCAAAGCGTGGTCGCTCCAGGTGGTCAGATTGAAGGCGTGGATTTTACGCCGTCGCCATATCGAATGGGTCGATCACTGCAAAATCGCGTTATAGGTTTATTAGGTAATTACATCGACGTCTCAACGATGGCCATGTGATGCCTACACCAACATCAATCGCGACCAACGTCAGAGGCACTCTTGCGACTGCTCTCTCTGGCGTCGTTGCATCAGTTTATTCATCGCCTCCAGAAGCAGTCATTCCTCCAGCTTGCGTAATCGTTCCCGATTCGCCTTACTTAGAAACGACGACAATCGGCAAATCGCAGGTACGCGTGAAAATCAATTTCGTGGTCACTGCGGCCGTTGCTTACAACAACACGGCCGGAGCACTGGACAATCTTGAGCAGCTTATTATCAGCATCATCGCAGCGATGCCAGGCGGATATGAAGTCGGAGACGTTCAACGTCCGACAATCCAACAGGTCGGCGCGACCAACCTACTAGTGGCGGATCTCGCGGTCAGCACTTACTACACACAAGAGACAATCTAAGGAGACAAGAAATGCCAACAACAATCGTCACCGGTCGCGACATAACCTTCACGCTTGCGACTGTAAACTATGACGCGCAGACAACTGCCGTCACTTTAGTCAACGCACCAGTCATTACGACTTATCAGACACTCGATGGAAAAGCCTATAAGCACATCGATGATCAATGGACACTTAACATCGAGCTTCTTGCAGACTGGGGCGCAACATCATCACTCTTTGAAGCGATGTGGACTGCGTTCACTTCTGCTCCTAACACTGCACTTGCATTCACACTCGTATCAGCTACCGGCGCATCATTCGCTGGCACTGCTTTCCCAGTGGCTCCAACTGCTGGCGGCACTGCTCCAGATGCACAGACTGACTCATGGTCAATGCTCTGCGCTTCAACACCAGTCTTAACAATCAGCTAATCGAAAGAGAAACGGGAGCACATAATGAGACTACCAATCACCATCGAATACGTATCAGGCGAGTTTGGCACTTACACTGCACAACCGCCAGAGTGGGCTAAATGGGAACAAAAAACAGGCAGCACAATTTCGCAAGCGCAGGAGAAGATCGGAATCTCTGATCTTCTCTTCCTTGCGTGGAATGCGATGAAGCGTGAAGCCGGTGGCAAGCCAATCAAAGGTTATGAAATCTGGTGTGAAACAGTGGCCGACGTGACAGTCGGTGACGTTCTCCCAAAAGTTACGCCGCCGGAAGCGTAAATCGAATCCTGGTGGAGTTAGCCATAGCCACAGGAATACCGATGAGCGAATGGACGAC